CTGGCACTGGTGGCGTGGCTTCAATAGGAAATACTGGAGGTTTTAACATAAATCTAAATGCTGGCAGTGCCGCAAATGGAACATCTAAAGCAGGCTACCAAGACCCAACCGCCGCATTTATGACGGCAAGTGCCAACAAAATTGACTATTCAAAAAGAATAAGGTTTTCGATTGGCGGCATGATGTATATGGGAAGCACAAACTCTGTCATCAGAATGGTGTTCGGCGGCACTGGAAATGCTACTGACGCTCCATTAGCAGGGGTTGATGGACTTACAATTAAAGGATTTGGTGTGGAATTTGCTCTACAATCTAGCGTAATTCAAGCTCGGCTGATTGGATATAATGCATCATATCTCACGCCAACGTCTTACACGACATTGACAAATGGATTTGGGACGACAACATCTGATAATAGATTCTTTGGTGTTGTTATAGAATCTGATGGATCTGGGAATATCAACTTGTATGGGGCAGAATCATCGCTCAATCCCAACATTAACATTGGTCAAGTTCCGCTACTTACGCTTGCTGGCGGGCCAACAAACGACACAAGCACAAATCGATTCGGGCCAGAGATTCATTGCTCAAACTCATCCTCCCTTCCAACCGCCTCTCCTTCTGCTATTCTGCAATCGACACACTGGCTTCTGGACGTCCAATGATCCCCGTAATCTTTGCGGGACTTCTGCTTTGCTCCTGCTCGCCGAGGCAGGACAACAATGTTTTACCGCAATACAGCGACATGGGCGCAGCCGAGGACGCAGGGAAAGCCAAGTGAATGGACTGCTACGACTCAGCCGAATGGCGTGAGCTGGAAGGCTCGCTCCGTTACTTAGAGGCGGAAGGATTTATCGAACGCTGGACAGATAAGGACGGCGTGGAGTGGGTGCGGATTGCGGAAGGTGCTGAAAAAGTATGAGCACTGACCAAGTCGCTGAACTTGCGGAACGATTAAGCCTTGTCCGTGAAAGCATCGCTAGAATCGAAACCCGCCAGGGTGTTATTATGGATATGCTGGAACGCTCACAAGCCAGCTTGGGCGAGTACCACGGCCGGCTTACGTCGATGGAGCGGGATGCCCACACGATCAAAACACGCCTGTGGCTTGTCGCACTTGTGTCCGGGGCAGTGGTAAGCACAGCGTGGGAACTGATCAAACGTCGACTTGGCTTTTGACACCCCGCTAGGGGCATGGAAACACTCATCCCCCAACTACTTAAAATTGACTGGCTTGGCGCCCTTGGCGCAGTAACCGCACTCTTGGCAGCCGTTGCAGCCGTGGCCGCGTTTATCCCAGGCGAAGAACCTGAACGGACGCTCCAAAAGATAGTCGATTTTCTTTCCAAGTTTTCTCGCAAATAAACGCCCATGATCGCCGGTATTTTAACGGCGCTGGGCGGGTTGTTTGGAATCGTGCTGTGGATCCTGAAACGCAAATCGCCACTCCAACGGAACTTTGAGGCTATCGAACTGGAACGCCGCAAAAGACAAAGGGACATCAATGCCTGGTGGACGCATCGCCCTCCTACTGATCTTTAGTCTGGCCCTGGCAAGCTGTGCCACGACATCGCAAACGCAGGACGGCCCGCCGCCCAGCCAAGACAGCATCAGCTATTTCATCTATGCTTGGGACAAAGCGGAACGAACAAACAAACCCTGCCCGCAGGCTTACAGAGATCTCTATGCACAGGCGCTCAAGGCGTTATCTGACAGCTTGGCGGAAACTGAAAGAGAGCGAGCGAGGAATCAGTGACCAGCCTCAGTGAGGCAAGCGCCCGCACACTGCGGGCCATCGATACGCTAGACGCCAGCTTTCAAAAGCGGGTTAGGGGATGGCTGAATGAAATGGTCGCCAGCAGGATCACCCCGCTGATCTATTGCGGCCGACGTACCATGGAGGAGCAGGCTGCGCTTTTCGCAAAAGGAAGGACAAGTGGCGGCCGGATCGTGACCAAGGCCAAGCCGGGACAGTCATACCACAACTACGGCCTAGCGTTTGATTGGGTGCCCATTAAGCCAGCTCCCAAAAATGCCGACCTATACGCAGCTGATTGGGACGACGAAACCGCTTTCCGTCTAGGCGAGCACATCGGGCTGACGTTTGAGCTGGCCGCAATCTCTTGGGAAACAGGCCATCTGCAAGCCGCTGAATATGCTACCTGGCGTGACATTCCCCGCGATGGTGTGGAACAAAAAACCGAACCCCTAGCGGTCAAAGGATTTGCGGTGAAGAAGAAAAGCCTAATTAGCGGCAGGCCGTGGAGTTCCAGATGATGAGTCCAGAGCATGAGAAACATTTGGCAGGCATTCTGCGTGATTTGACCAGAGATTTAGATTCTAAATATCGCATCGGGCAGGCCGAGCACGGTGGTGCGTTGTGGCGGCGGCCGGTGTGGAAGGATGCTTGGATGGAATGCCTAGATTTATGCGCATATCTACACACGTTAAAAATGCAGCTTTCTGTCATCGGCGATCTTGCTTTGCGTGGTGCGTCTGACGAGACGGTGGCGGCCGCTCAATCGCGGGAGAGTTGCCGTCAGATCCTTGCCGTGCTGGAAGGATTTCCGTCTGCAGAGGACAAGCAGTGAAAGTAATCCGCAAATGGAAACGGTGGCTGGCCGTATCATGCAGCCACGGACACCTGGCAAACGCTGAAGCCTGCAAAGCTGCGCTGGAAATGAAGCGGAGGTGGATCCGCTCAGGGGATACAACGCTGCACCTTGGCGACTTCGTAGATCTATCCTGTCTGATGGGCAACGCCCGCCGGGATCCTGACAGCCCGGAACGTGGCAACAGCATCAGGGAGGACTTTGACGCTGGCCTGAATTTCGTTCGAGAACTGGCTCCACAGTTTATTTTTGAGGGGAACCATGAACACCGCCTTACCGCACTGCAACGCTCGCCGTCGGCCATTGTGGCGCACTGTTGCACGTCTGCGCTGTCGGAGATTCACAACCTAGCAAAAGATTTGCGGGCAAAGTTTATTCCGTACGACATCGAAACAGGCTGGCACGACCTTGGCGGGACAGCGTTCGGGCACGGTTTTATGCACTCGGAGGCAGCCGTCAGAGACCACGTAGAATGTCTCCGTCGGCCCGTTGTAATGGGTCATCTTCATCGCATTGATCGAGCTGCCGGCCGTTGCATCGGTGCGCCAGTGGGATGGTCGATTGGATGCCTAGCGGATATAGCCTCTATGGGATATGCCAGACGGATGCGGTCTGTGACCCGCTGGTCGCACGGGATAGCCTACGGGGAATATCTGGATGGCGGAGACGGATGCACGGTCAACGTGGTCAGCCCAGTCGGAGGAGTATGGCGGCTGCCAGTATAGAAAAAGACTGGGCGGAGGTGCTCAATGAGCACATGAAAACCCGTCGTGCGGAGGAAATCCCACCAGGCTGGATGTCGGCGTTGCAAGTGGCAAAAATGTGGAACTATTCAAAAAGCCATGCCAATCGAACGCTGACGGAGCTGGTCAAAAAGAAGAAAGCAGAAAGGCGAACTTTTGCAGTGGCTAAAGTATCCAAGACTGTCGGCGCCCGCGGCCCGCGTGGCCAATACTGCCGCAAAGTGCCTTACTATAAACTGGTCAAATCCTAGCGTTTCTTTTCATTGGCCAGCTCTTTCACGAGCAGAGTCGTGATAAATGCGGAAAGACTTAATCCGCCCTTCTTGGCCAGCCGTTCGCCGTTGCGTTTTACCTTTGGATCAATCGTAAGGTTTGTTTTCACCTTTTTCATAGGGGAACATTGTATGCGTAATTTATACGCCCCGCAAGTTTGAAAGAAACTTTAACAACCTAAAAAAAGTTGTGGACAATACGCAGACTATGCGTAGTCAAGGCGTATGGCTCGCCGTCCTCTCAATGGTAACAAAGCGGAAAAGACGAACATCGTCTTGCCCCTGGCGTTGAAAAAGGCAGCTCAGAAACTGGCCGCTGCCCGCAGGATTTCGCTTTCCCAACTCGTCACCCAACTGCTCGCAAGAGCATCGGGAGAGCTAAGCTAGATACGCTATGAGCTTGGGGCGCCTCAACGATATTGCCATGAAACTCCGTCAGGAGAACCAAGCTCTTTCCCTTCGCCAACTAGGCGCTGCTTACGGGTTCGGCTACGTAAGGATCAAGCAAATGCAGGCACTGCCTGGATTCCCGATGCTCGCGGGAAAGGTAATTCCGTCTGACTTTGATCGATGGAGGCTGATGCAGACTGGCCTAAGTTCACAGCATCGCGGAGATCGTCTACGCAGTGCCGCTGGTACAGCTCATGCACTAACGTCGAGGAGTGGTTCACGAGTCGCATGGCGACAGATTGAGAGCACCCTGAAAGCCGCAATCGAGTCACACGGGTTACCCGAAGGGAGTGGAAGCAGTGACGTTTAAGACCGCAAATATCCAGCAGCCTACGCCAGCAAAGCGAGGCTCGCGTGCGGGGGACTTCGCAAGTGATCTCGCGGCCCTCGGCCTTCATTCTGGCCAGCATGGGTTCGATGGCGGCCGGGATGGGGATGCTAAACGATTTGCCGGATCCGCCCTTGGGGCAGGGAAACGTAAGAATGCGATTTTTCAGATCCACGCAGTCGAGCGGGATCTGGGTCTCTCGCAAGCGGCAGCCGGTGGCCAGGGCAATCTCAAAGCTGATTCGCATCCATTCGGGCACACCTTCGACGGCCAAGGCTTTCCGAGTGATTTTAATTTCATTGTCCGAAAAAACAGGTTTGATGCAGTTAATTGGCCCCCGCTTAATTCGGTAATCAAGAAGGGCAACGGAGTCCATCTTTCCGAGCAGTCGGCCCTGACGGTGAATCCATTTCAGGATCTTCAAATCTTGGCAGGCTTGGTTCCGTCCAGCCTTGCCGCCGGACGTGCGTGGAAGGCTTTGGCGCCACTTCAAATAAATTTCGCAATCGGATGGAGAAAACGCTTGCAGGGTTATTTTTTTTTCGATAATAAAACGCGCAAGATGACGCCAGCAATTCCTGTAGTAAACTTTTGTCAGAGGGGAAACGGGGTGATTCTCAATCAAATCATGAACCCAGTCGTGGCCGTTATCCGTTCGCTTTTCGTTCACTCCAATTCGGGCGGCCTCGGCCGTTGCCTTGGCGCGATGCAGCGTGTTGTCGATGCGGTAACGGGTGCTTTTCGTGCGCCACTTGCCGGACGGATCTTTGAAACGAATGTAGAACCACGGATTGCCTTTCTTAATGTAGGAATAGGCCATAGTTACAAGGGTAACATTTGCTCAGTTTAAAGCAATAACACACAGCAGCCATGCAAAGCATAATCAATCAAAACAAAGAAGGAGATAGAACCGTGGGTTCAAATCCCACCCCGTCCGATGCCTATGGTTGCAACGACTTGCGCCGAAATGGTAACACGGCGGTAACTAATCAGCCTCAAAAGAAGCACTACCAACAACATTCGCTTTTAATTCGCGGCGGGTACGAACCTGAGCCTGCCTACCACCCAAACCCGTCCGTCGCACGGATGTGGAGCGCCCAGCGATGATTTCTTGGGAAGTAATGCGGGATCTTGCCCAGCTCTCTGGACTGATTGTCGGCTGGGCGTTGTTTGTCGGATGCGGGATCAGCGGCCTGGCGCTGGCCATGGCCGTGTTCCTGTGGGTGTGGGATTTTATACGTAAGGAGTTTCTGTGAGCGTGCGTGATTTGGAAGCTGAAGGCGTCATTCAGCACCTTAATCCGTCCAAGTCTGTCGGCATGGCCGAGTGGTCGACAGCGACAGCCATGATTGATTTGCAGTGCCGCATGAAACGTCTTGAGAGTGACGTGGCGCGATTGAACGAAGTTGTGGCCGCACTTATGGCCAAGCAGGGGCAGGCAAAATGAGCGCACTGGCCAGCAAGTTCCTCGTTTTATGGAAAGTTGCCAATGGCCCGGAGCTGGTCGCCGAGCACACGTTCCACCCCACACGTAAATGGCGTTTCGATTTCGCCTGCAAATCCGCCCGCTGTGCCGTGGAGCTGGATGGCGGAGCGTTTCTACCGTTTGGCGGCCGTCACGGCCGTGGGATGGGAATGGTTAAGGACTGCGAGAAATATCGGGCAGCAGCCGACCTGGGATGGCGGATTTGGCGATTCACAACGAAGTGCCTGACGGCCGAAGCAGTGGCGATGACCGCCAAGTCATTCCGCCTTTCGATGAAGGAGAAAACCAAATGAGCGAACCAACCAACGAAACGCCAATTAACAACGACAAGCCGGACTACGAATACGACGTCTATGAACGCGAGAAAGCCGACTCGGATTACGAGTTCCAGCGCTTTTCCGATTACTACGGCAACAACCGCCGGGGCTGACCATGACCGACCTGACCAAGTTTCGTCTGATTGAAAACATCGAGGTGATGGCTTGTCGCAATTCCGCCGAGCGGGTTGTGAAGGCGCTGAACCGCGGGGAGATCGATCAGGCAAAGCAACTGGCCAGGAAGCATGAGATCGCCTGGCACATGACCGACCGCGAGTTCCAAGACCTTAAACCGACGCACACCAATAACGATTTTTGCGACGACGAATAGTCCAAGCAAAACCAAGAAACCAAAACCAAGAAAGGAATAGCAAATGCCAATAGTAGCAAGCAGAGGGGGCAGTTACACGCCAGCTCCCGAAGGTTCGCACGACGCAGTTTTCTGCGACGTGGAGGATCTCGGCGTCGTCGAAACCATGTACGGAAAGAAGCACCAGATTCGCCTGGTGTGGCAGTTGGCCGACAAGATGGAGGATGGGCGGCCGTTCACTATCGGTCGGCGTTACGGACTGAGTCTGCATGAAAAAGCGGCTCTGTTTAAGGATCTGAAATCCTATGCCAAGAAGGCGCCACCGCAGAATCTGGATCTGGAGACGCTGATTGGTAAGCCGTGCCAGATCCTAGTCACCCATGTGGATCGTGATGGTTCCACATACGCAAACGTGCAGGCGGTACTGCCTGCCGGAGCGAAAAAGGTGACGGTCGACAAGGCGTTCGTTCGGAAAATAAACCGCAACGGAGCCTCAACTACAACCGCAACCGAACTGGATCACGACGGAAACCCCGTCCCGTTCTAATCACTTGGCCGGGGTGGGCAAATCCCACTCCGGCCAGAAAGACCCCAATGGAAATCCTGTCTGTTGTCGTTCAAATTATATTCCCGCTTTGTGCTGTGGCGTTGGCGATTCAACTCATGCCGGCGATCGGAAGGTGGAACTGATGGCACCCATCATCGCTACCGCAAAGGCAGAGTCGTCGCACTATTATCTGCGAAGCGGAGATTCGTGCCACGGTGATCTGCGATCCGCCCGCAAGGTGGGGGCGTTTCCATCTGTGACCACAATCCTCGGTGCTGCTGGCCCGAGCAAGCAGGGGCTGATGAATTGGAAGGAGGAACAGGCGATTCTGTCCGCCCTGTCTCTACCACGGAACGAAGGCGAAGCCGACAGCGACTTTGCCAAGCGTGTGGTATTGGACAGCCGCAAGGAAGTGGAGGCCGCTGCTGCCCGCGGGACGCACATTCATTCCCTGGCTGAAATTATAATCAACCGCGAAGATCCGGGCGACTTAATCAAAGGCTACGAGGAACACTATGCCGGGCTGAAAGAGTGGCGGGAATGTTGTGTTTCAAAAGTGCACGTGAATGAGGCCGTGTTGGTGAACGAGGCCGAAGGCTATGCAGGGCGAGTCGATTTAATCTGCGACATTCACGGCGAGATCGAGGTGGTGGATTTTAAGACCCGAAAATTCAAGACGGATGCAAAAGGCGTCTCAAAAGCCACCGGGTATGAAACGGATCTGCTTCAACTGTCCGCCTACGCGTACGCCTTTACGGACGAAGGCATGGCGTGCCGGAACATTCTGATCGATCCAGTCACCGGCCAGTTGCAGGACATCAAGTACACTGCTGAGCAAGTTGCCCAGGCGTTCGAGGCGTTCACATCCATCTGCAAGGTGTGGCGCTGGTTGAAAAAGTATGACCCGCGGGAGGTGCACTGTGATTGAGTTACTACCCGAACAATCCACGCACGAGCAGCTGCTGAACCGCGTGCGATCGCTTGCACGTGAGCTGGCGGAGGCGAAGGCTGCGTTGGCGGCTGCAGAAGGCCGCGAGAACGATCTGATTGATCGCATAAGGGCAGGGCTATGAGAGCGCTTTGCAACGTAGTGCTGACGTTTCTGGCGTTCTTTGGCTTTCCCGCCACGCAGGCGTCGAACGTGATGATCGACATGCGGCCGGACGCCAAAAAGATCGACGTTAAGAAAATCAAAGTTCGCATCACTGGCTATTGGCCAGGGGAAGATGAGTGGAGCAGCCGCTATCAGTCAAGCACTGGCACAAGGTTGCGTGCCGGCCGTCACTGCGCCGTAGATCCCGACATTATTCCGCTGTGGTCACGGATCCGAGTCATCGGTGCCAAGCGTGAATGGGTGGCTGTGGATACCGGCACCGCCGTGAAGAGCAAGAAGGCCAGCGGTGGGAAGCTGCCGGTGATCGACGTGTTTGCAGCCAGTGAAAAGCAGTTCAACGCGATGAGGCTGCCGAAAGTGGCGATGGTGGAGGTGACGAAGTGAGTACAAAAGCTAAAATGATTTACGGGTTTATAACTTATTATATGCACAGACAAAATGTTTTAATTCATAGAAATAGATTAATGACATCTATTTTATTTCAGATTAATCCATACAAACGCTGCCTAAGCATTTGGCGGCTAAAATCAGACTGCACCGATCACCCTGAAGCTTGGCGCTGCAAGGACGGGCGGGTTTTATTCTTATGCCATAACTACGAAAACGCTCAGCAGCCTCATGAGTCGTTTGGGTTAATGCCGTTTTATCCCACATATAGTCCTGCATGCAATTCTTACCATCGGATATTTGAAAACTTATCTGTTTTTAGAAAATGGATTAAAATAAGATGAGCACGAAAGCCGCCACGTTCGCATCCAAAAGCCAGCGCGCGATGGGCCTGGGCGATACACGGCCGACGTTTCGCCGCCTGGGCGTGATCGCTGGCAAGTTGCGCCGGGATTTAACGCTGCCTAGCTGTGCCCGATTGGGCGTTGAGCTCGAATGTAGCTACAAAACTATCCAGCGGGACATCGATCTGCTGCGCGACTTTTTTGGCTATCCACTGGAATACGACGCCAGCAAGTACCAATACAAACTGGCGGGGCCGCTGCCTAAGGCAGTGCTGTGAGATTGCAGGATCTTTTAACCATGTTCTCCGCCCGCGTCATCGGCACCTACACGCCGAAACAGTACGCCGACTGTGTGCGAGAGGCCCGTGCCAATCGCCACCGCTGGGGAATGGGACAGTGGTGAGCGTTAAGCGTTTAACCTGGCACCTCGAAATCCTTGAGCGTGCGAAAAAGAACCTGCTGAAAGAGCAGTATCAGGCTGTGCGTACACGGTTGGATCTGGCGATCACGATCTGCAAGGAGATGCTGAAACGAGCCGAGGAGCATAAGGCGAAGGCGATGGAGGCTAAAGGCAAATGAAGGATTTAGGCAAAATTACTTTTGGAAAAGCACGGCCTGCGCCAAAGCAGCTTTTAGTCGACGTAACCTATGACGCCAAAACAGCGAAGGCGTTGCACGCATTTGGGCTGAAGCAGCTAAAGAAAGATGAAAAGGCAGTGATTCAGTACGTAATTGAGAAGGCGTTGGAAGGGTTTTCCAAAAAATGATCGCACTCCCGCCAGCTACGGAAGCGATTTACCACAACGGGGCGCCGGAAGGGCATAGGAACACGGAGCTATTTAAGATGGCGCTGCAATTCCGTGACCAAGGCTTGTCGCAGTTCGACGCCGAAACGGAAGCCGAGATCTGGGGCGCTAAGTTTGGTCTGACGCAGAAAGAGGCAGTTGCAGCCGTCAAATCCGCTTATAGCAAGCCAGCCAGGGAAGCGTGGAGGCCGAAAGCCAAGTATGGCTATCAGAATGGGGCAATCGTGCGTGAAGATCTGCCGGTGCCACCGATGCCGATCAGCGTGGAGAGTGGGCCGGTCGATAAATTTCTGACTACCTGTTTCGACGTAGGCGATCAGATCAATATCTGCCGATCGATTAAGGACGGCGACCGCGAGCGGCCGGATGGTAGCGGTGAAACAAGAAGCCGGGAGGAGTGGCTTGAAATTTTTAAGGGCGACGGGCTGAAGGAATGGCAGGGATCTGCCGTCGGCGTGTATGTGTCGATCAACGCTAACAACGGGAATGGACGGGCCGCAGAGCACGTCACTAAATACCGGCACTGCCTAATCGAATTTGATGAAAGCACGCTGCATGAACAGTGGGCAATTATTAAGCGCAGCGGCCTGCCCACCTCCGCCATCATTAAGAGCGGTTCACGTAGCCTGCATGCTTTTGTTGATGTGAGGGCAGCTAACGCCAAGGAGTTCGCCGAGCGCGTGGCGTTTATTTACAAGCACCTAGAGCACACAAAGCTGGATCCGGCCAACAAGGACGCTGGGCGGTTGTCCAGGTTGCCCGGTGCTATGAGGACGGCCACTGGCTTGCAGCAAGAGTTGGTCGAGTGTGGCGCTCCAACGCTCACTTACATCGAATGGCAGGAGCGCACTATCTACGGTGATATTCCAGAGCCGTACAAGTGGGAGGACTTGGTCAATTTTAAGGAGGACGCAGATCCGACGCAACTGCTAGGAAAGCGATGGATTTGCCGTGGCGGATCCGCCTTGTGGGTGGGCAGCAGTGGACTTGGTAAGAGCGTGCTGTGCATGCAGGCGGCAATCACGTGGGCAATCGCCGAGTCGTTCTTTGGAATCAATCCGCATGGCGAAGGATTAAAATCGCTGATTATCCAAGCTGAGAACGACGAGGGAGACGTGGCTGAATCCATTCAAGGCGTTTTTAAGGCGATGAACCTTACTGATAAGCAGAAGGAATTAGTGATGGCCAGAGTAACGATCGTCCGTGACTGCACTTCGACTGGCGAAAAATTTGTCGATCGCGTGCGTAGGTTAGTTGAAAAGTACAAGCCTGACCTAGTTTGGATTGATCCATTGTTGGCCTTTATTGGAGGCGATCTTTCTAGTCAGGAAACAGCCAGCGAGTTTCTGCGGAATATGCTAAACCCTCTATCCTTGTCGGCTGGGTTTGCGTGGATGCTGATCCATCACACTCCAAAGCCTGTTAGGGATGGGATCGGATATCAAGGCGCAGACAAGGCGTACAGCGGATTTGGATCAAGCGAGCTGACTAATTGGGCCAGGAGCGTACTAACGCTTGCTCCTTGCGGCGACGATGCCGAAGGAAAGCGTATTTATAGGCTTGAAGTAACCAAACGAGGTAAGCGGTCAAACCTCAATTCTAACGGCATTATAGCTCAAAACAACGTACAGCCTTACGCAAACCTTCGTCATAGTGATGTAGGGCTTGCATGGATTGTGGCAGATGAGCCAGAGCGCAAGAGTGCCGGCCGGCCAGAAATCATCGTAGATTTTGATGAATATCGTCAGATTGTTTCAAAAGGGATAAGCGCAGGCGATCTCCAAAGCTGCATACGCAATAAATCTAAAGTTGGCCATACCAAGAGTCGTGACTTGACGGCAGCATGGGAACAAGACGGTTTGATCAAAAACATAGGCACAGAAAAAGCCAAAAAGTACGTGCTGAATCAGGATCAAAAATGATCAAAAACAGCCTATCACCACTTATTCAAAAGCTATCACCGAAAATAGGTAGAACTGCTATTGATGGATATTCCCCCTTTAAGGGGATATCCATTGATAACGTTCATAGTTTACATCCATCGACCATCCATAGGGGCGATTTTCGTTTATGATAGATCAAGAAGCAATCGAACGTATTCCGGCCAACATACCGCACCCAGCGTTGATGATGGATAGCTTGCAGGATTTGGTCTTTGAGTCATGCGATGCACTGAAGATAACGGTCACCACGTCATCGGTTGCGACTATCACCAAAGTGATAGAGCACTTGATGGAGAAGTCTGCCGATCACCCGGCTATGGCCAACCGAACGGACACGCTGGGGCATGCGGTACTGAACATATCGCTGAATCGATCGCCTGAATCTATGACGGCCGTGGCTAAGCGGTACGGCATTACCAAGCAGGCTATCAGCAAGAAAGTCACAGAAGTCTATGACCGGCTGGGCATACGGGCACGATCGCAAAAAAGCGAGAAGGCCCGTGAGTCCTACCGTAAACGAGCATACCGCGTTCACGCTAAGCGGCGGCGTGAAGCGCCTAAATTTAATATGGCCGCCTTACAGAAAGGCATTAAGAAATGAAACTAACCCCAGTAATTAACAAACTAAACGTAACACGCGACAAGGCGTTAGAGCTGATTGGCAAGACGATTGGCTTAGCAGCGGAAGCTGGCGAGATCATTAATCAGGCACGCACCAACGGCGATAACATTGTCGATTTATGCAAAGAGGCAGGGATCACAGAGGAAGTCGGCAAGCGATATGAGAAAGTCGCCGCAGCTCAGCCGAAGCTAACGAATGGCGAAGCTGATCCAAGCCTGATGCGTCAGACATATTTACGTATCGGCATCATGCCCGATCCGATCACAGTGAGCGAGCCAAGCGAACCCAAGCACTTTCTGTTTCCGATTATGAAAGCAAGGCAGTGGCTTGCGTCGAGAGGATTGAAGTTTATCAGCCAAGACAAAGAACTGCGAAAGCAGTTTCTTGCTGAAGCCGAGCCGATTGTTAATGCTTATAAAGAAATGACCCAATGATTCAAACAGCGATCAGCTATCAACAGCATTTGTTTGCCGAGCCTGAGACGACGACAACGTCTGGAATTGATTGCTTAACTACTAGCAGAAATTCTTTAGTTGGTTCGATAGGCGAGACTTATTTTGATCTGTGGTGTTTGTCTCGAGACATAAGCGTTTTTATGCCAATCGCTCAAAACTCTAGAATTGATAGAATTATTTGGTGGAAAGATAAATTTTTAAGAATACATATCAAAACAGCTAATCCTAGCGATCGTGGCCACATATTTACTTTATGGAGCACAAATGCCTGGCGTGTTCGGAACAATATGGATAATTGCAAAACCCAATCATCAGAAGCGGATTATTTTGTTTGTTTGGGAATCTATGAAAAAAACATACCCGAGATGATGTGGTGGTTACCTTATGATATATATAAGGATAAGCAAACAGTGTGCCTAGATTCTGGCATGTCCAGCCTACTGGTAGGGTTAACCTAGCCATGAAACTTTCTCATAAGGAAGCTATCATAAATGGTTTAAAGGCCGCGATGGCAAAGACA